ATTCTGAGGTTGCTACCCTCTACAAGATGAACGCTAAAGCCTCTATGGGCTTTGGCTGGAAAGGTAAGAAGAGCGACCATATGTACCCCATCTCAACTGAGCAGGCTCCTGACGGGAGAATGCTTAATGATGATGTCCTGGGTCACGTTATGGAGGTGCTTAACATTTACTCCAAGGGAGTGACTGCTTGCCCAATGGCCAAAGGTTCACTGAAGGTTGAGGCCCGCCCTCGCCAAGAGGATGGCACAATAAAACCGCCCCGTGTTTTTTGCGCTACTCCAATCAGTGATGTCGTTATCGGTCGCATGTTCTTAGCACCGTTGACGAACCTAATGAGACAGGATGTTAAGGCATTCGAATGTGCTGTGGGGATAAACCCGACCTCAAAAGATTGGGGTAAACTCCGCAAATTGTTCGAGGAGCTAGATGTACTACTCCAGGTATTTGGAGCCGATATTAGCGGCTTTGACACCCGGATGTTGCTTTCGATTAAGCAAGGCGCGATGACCATCATCTTGCGTATGGCCGACATGTGTGGCTACACCAAGGATGAGCAGCTCATTTTGCGCGCCTACCTAACCGATCGTCTTTGGCCCCACATTGTCATCAAGAACGACATCCTTGTTTGCAAGAATGTGCAAATCAGTGGTCAGGTTGCCACAGCTGAGTTTAACTCACTGTGCTTATCCATTATCTACCGATTAGTATTTGACTTGCTAAAAGAGGCCCATGACCCAACCGCGAACTTCAATGAGTTAGTCGCCCTTATTGTGTATGGCGATGACTCAAAGGCTGGACCAAAACCAAAGTGGTTCACCCAGAAGAATTTTTGCATGGGTTGTGGTTACTTCGGTATTAAAGCGACGACAGCTTCCAAGTCAACCGAATTTGGCAGCTTCGTACCGTTCGACGGAGAAGAGTTCTTGCACAGAACCTGGCGGTGGGATGAGGAGTACAAAGTATTTTGCGCCCCCCTTGCTTTAGAAAGCATGGCGCGATCACTTGTGCTAAACAACACATCCCCCATCGGTGTCGAGATGCAGGCCCTAGAGTCAGCGCGTAGCATTAATTACGAACTCGCTCAACATGGCAGAGAAGTGTTTGAAGAAAAGATGGTTGCTCTCAGGGAAATCCTTGATGCAGCTAACTTGACCGAAATGCTTCTCACCTCCCCTTTCAAGTCTTATGACGAGATTATGGAGGGTTGCTATGGTTCTCCCCCGTAAGCCTGAACACAACATTTATTTATCATTACTTTAACCTCTGTTAACTACATTTACTCTTACATTATCTTCAGCTTACTAGAACACATACTTTTCCATTATGGCCGACGTGGACGCCACTCCTGCTCCGCATGTTGAGCAGACGGTGACGTTTAATGATGCCACTCAGTCAATCCAAGCAGAAGCGCCCACTGTTATAGATAAAACCTACGCAATTTCTGGTGACGGTGACGTCACCCTAGGTTCTTTTTTGGCACGTCCGGTGCGCATTCATACTTATGATTGGCTACCATCATCCCCTTTAACCGCTAGTTTCAATCCCTGGACGGATTTTCTAACGAATCCGCTAGTGATCGACAAGTGGAAGCACTATGCTTATTTGAGGGGAAATTTAAAAATTAAGATAGTCATTAATGGCTCGCCTTTTTATTATGGGCGAGCAATTGTTGGCTATTTGCCACTAGATGTCGAGAATGTTTCGTGGAACGTGCTGTCCGATCATGCACAATCCGGTTCCACTTACTCTGATGAGTGCCGAGTTAATTACTTGTCACAATGTCAGAGTACATATATCGATCCATCAACCTCGAGTTCCGTAGAGATGGAGCTCCCATTCATCTGCCCGCGCAATGCTTTACGCATGTTTAAGCTTTCCAACAGTGGTGGTGCGAGTGTACCCGTTTCCCAAATTACAGACTTTTCGTCTATGGGGCGAGTACATTTACACCAAATCAATCCGCTGAGACAAGGTAACACCCCGGAAGCGGGGATAGAAGCCAAGGTCTCAGTCACTGTTTTTGCGTGGATGGATAATGTGGAGCTTTCAGTTCCCACAGATCAGAGTATTACCCCTCTCCCCGTAACATTAAAATTCGAGGGAAAGCGCACCAAGGTTAATATGATGTCTGGGAAAAAAGAGGAAGAGCAGGCCGTTGCAGGTACAGTTTCGGTATCTGGAGTGGCATCAGCTTTTGAGGATTCACTTAGCCGCCTGGGGATGGTCCCTATTATTGGACCATTCGCGACAGCCGGCTCGATAGCTTCTGGCGCCATGGCGCGCATTGCTAAGGTATTCGGCTATTCACGGCCGAATCAGTTGGGAGACACTATGTACTACCAGCCTGAGCCGCTTCCTAAATTTGCATCAACCACCGGTGCATTTCTAGGTGCTAAATTGTCAGTAGACCCGCTCAATGAAGTAACGATTGACCCTCGCGTAGGTAATTTTGATACTTCAGATCAATTGTCTATTGAAAGTTTTGCTAAGCACGAATCATATCTCACCACATTTCCATGGACTCAAGAGGGCAGTGGCAGCGGTTTCAACACTTTGTTCCGTTGCGCAGTTGTACCGAGCTTGTATACCATAGCTCCTTTGCAAAGCCCGCCCCAAGGGACTACTGGACGCTTGATGCAACCAACTTCCTTGGCTTTTGCTGCCAACCCCTTTCAGTACTGGCGAGGTACCCTGAAGGTTCGCTTCCAGGTTGTTGCGTCCCAGTACCATAGGGGTAGGTTAGCAGTGGCATATGAGCCCAATATCGGCCAACAACGCCTTCTGAATGCCCAACCACCTCCTGACTACAATGGTCGGAAGATCCAAATATTCGATCTACAGGAGTTTGATGGTGTTGAGATTGAGTTTCCGTGGGCACAGTCAGAGATGTTCTGTCGGTTACCAACCACAGATTTCCTAGAACCCCGTTTTGGAACCGTGCGTCATGCGTATACCCCGTCCTACAATAATCTCTTCACCCCCGTTCTGGGAGTTGGAGATGGACAGGGATTCGCTAATGGTTTCTTTGAGGTTATAGTAGTCAATGACTTAACCGCGGCTATCCCAGATCCACCCCCGATCACCATTAACGTTTTCGTTAGCATGGAGGACTTGGAGGTGGCTTGCCCTGTAAACAATCCTATGGGCGAAAAAGCTTATATCCTCCCATCTCGTTCGGGTGATGCATTTGACGAAGCAGAGGAAGTTAAGGACGACGCGTCGTTATCCCTCAAATTTGAGGGCGACACCGTCACAGGCAAGTTCGATCATGATATGGGTATGAGAACCGAAATGCTCCCTGATAAAACCGTGGATCAGGTTTTTCAAATCGGATTCGGTGAGCGCATTAAATCCTTCAGGACGCTACTCAAGCGTCCACAGACTCTGTTTTACCTAAACGGGGACAATAGCACTGGTGAGAATTATTTTTACTTCAACGCAATTCCCCGAAATTACAGGTATTATCCCGTTTCGTCTGTACCATTTTGGATGACTGCGACCCCATCATCGTACCCCAACCTATTCGATTACCTTCGTGGCGCATTTATTGGGATGAGGGGCGGATTTAGATACTCTATTATACCGTACAACAACACTGATTCTATTAGATCTATGTCTGCTAATCGGTTCCAGGGTCCTGACTCCGACCCCTCTACCTATGCTCCTACGAGTTTCGGATCATGTCCCATAAATTATGCAGGAGCGCATTTTGCTCTGATGTCATCCAACCCCGCATTGAGCTTTGAGAGCCCTTATTACGACACCTCACGATTTTTATCGGCGCAGGGATCAAACCTCAAAGGCGAGGCTTTGTTTCCCCACCCAGAAATAGTAGAGAGGGTGAGGCTTGGTGTATACTCGATAGGCACCGATGCGTGGAAGTTGAATGTAACAGCCGTTCCGGCTGATGATTTCACTTTCATTGGGCGAGTTGGGGCTCCTCCTGTAATCCACATGTGGGACACTTAATGTTATAATTTACTACCCCCTACAATTAACTAAACTATAGGGAACCGTTCCCTGAAGACGGCAATTTCAACTCCACTGGAGGATAAACGAAAGAAAACATTATAACACTCCACTGGAGAATAAACAAAATAAAAACCCTGATTGGGACGAAATCAGGGGCTGCTTTAGTAGTAATTAGTCCCGCGCGAGTCAGGTCGCGCGTATGCTGTGAACAGTGCCCAAATCCCAGGGCTTAATAAACTGGTGGTCTTAGCATGGACTAGAAAACATTGCACCTTTCGCAC